ACCTATATAATTATCAAAACTTCATCCTCTCAATACTCCCTTGACTTCCCCCACCTCTTCAGTTTATTATTAGTTTAGTTAAAAACGTTAAAATAAGTTCATGATTAAGTACAGTAAAGAATTGTTGATAAACGCTATAAATGAATCAGACAAATTTACAAAAAGTCAAAAAGCTTTATTAGTATTAATTATAGAATTATCAGAAGATTCTGTGATGAATATGTCTATTAAAATAAATATATCTATCAAATCAATCGTTGAAATGACTGGTTTTAGTCAAACTATTATATGCAAAAATTTAAACGATTTAGAAAAACTGAATTACATTCGTAGAGAAAAATCACCAAAAACTAAAGTAGGATATATACAACTTATCACCGCTAGTTTCCAACCAATTATAGACTTTCTTGTAAAAAAACAACAAATTTCACTTAGAAAATATAAAAATAAGTGAAATCATAATTGACATCGTAAGTTTAATCTTCTATACTCCCTATAAGTAACCCAAGAAACTTACACTTAGGCATAAAAAAAAGAGCCTAAGTCTAGTGCAAACTTAAGCTCTTTCTTGGATTACTAGCTGGGAGGATAACCAAACCAAAGACTCCGAGCTTAGTATAACCCGCTTCATTATTAAACGGAGGTCAAACAATGAGTCTACAGATTACAAACAATACCAATAAAGCACAAGAGACTTTTTTAAAACAGCTGAAAGGATTAGCTCTCGCCCGTGACATTTTAACCGCTAAAAATTTGAATAACAAAGCGAATTGTGGTATGATAGCTTCCAAATCTACTTGCGAGTCATCCATGAACAAAAGAGTTATTTTGCCCAATGAGGCGATACAGATACTTTCTAATCTGGAAGCCTTAAAAGAAGCGGGAGTACGTTATTTTCAAAGAAATAGCGGCAAAACTTTACCTAGCAATATAACTACAGTCCCTAAATTTCATGAGGAAAAACAGGAAAGTATAGAGCTATCCGACTCTGCTAAGGAAACGTTTGCGCGGATCAGCTCTAGAGCAAGACTTGCTTTTATAGAGGAGCAGTTGGAGCGGGCTATGATTTACAATATAGATCATGAATCCTACGGCGATGATTACTATAAGCTAATGCAGGACATTGATAAATACGAGTATTTGCTTGAGAAAGCACAGAAGCTTGGCATTTATTGGGATATTTCCGAGTATGATCCAATAGCTTTAGAGCAGGAAATAGAGGAGGCAGATCATGCTGCTTATACCGAGAGAATGGATGTACGCTTTTACTTTAGTTCAACAAGAGGAGTAGAGGTTTAATATGAGCATAGACAACTATTTTATTTCAAAAGATGAGTTATTAACGCTTCTTTTCCATTTAGACGACAATAAAATTTCTACTCATAGCTTATCAACGTGGATTAAGTCAAAAACAGAAGACAAATTTGTAGTAGTACCAAGAGAGTTTTGTGTTCTGATGGTGTCATTTCTGGAAAAGCAGGCAGCACAAAAAGAGAATTTACTGTTTGATTGCAAGAAAGTATTTGAGCAGATTGAGGAAGTAAAACGTTATTTATAAGGAATAGCTATGATTAACAAACAGGAATGGTTAAAGAAACGTAAGAATTATTTAGGTGGCACTGATTTAGCTGCTATCTGCGGTTTAAATCCATATAGGACTGCTCTTGATGTATATCTAGATAAAACCAGCGACGATATAACGGAGGAGATTAGCCCTGCCATGAGGTGGGGCAATCTTTTAGAGGATGCTGTTAGCAAGGCTTACAGCGAAGATACCGGTTATAATATAGCAATAGAGCCAAACACAATATATCACCATGAACATAAGTTTTTAGGAGCTAATATTGATCGGTGGGTTGGTGATAAAGAATATGTGCTGGAATGCAAAACAGCTGGCTTTACTAAAGGTAAGGAATGGGGAGACTTAGGGACTGACCAAATCCCCGAATCATATCTTGTACAAGTAGCGTATTATGCTGCAATCTGTGATGTTCCTAAAGTTGATATAGCAGTACTTATAGGGGGTCAGGATTTTAGAATTTATACTTATAATAGAGATAAAAATCTAGAAGAAAAACTAATAAAAATAGGCGTTAATTTCTGGCATAACCACATAGAAAAAAGAATACCGCCTCGTTGCGTTAATACCAGAGACACATTTAACCTATTCCCGCAAAGTAATAATAAGGAAATTACTGCTAAAAATGATATATTGGCAAAAATTGAAGAATTGAAAATTGCTAAAATGTCAGAAGAACAAATACAGAAAACTATTGAAAGGTTAAAAGTTGAAATTCAGGAATTTATGCGGGATTACGACGTACTTATTGATGATAACGGTAATGTAATAGCTACATGGAAAAACACAGCTCCAAGGTCATTTTTTGACTTGAAGAAATTTAAGGAAGAGGCTAAGGAAATGTACCTGAAATACGCAAGTTATAGTAAGCAATCTAGAGTATTTTTAATTAAATGAGGTGAAAAATGAGTAATATAGCAACAGTTAACACGTCGACAAATATGTTTGATTTAATGGAAAAAGCTTATAAATTTGCCTGCATCATGGCTAAATCCGACATTGTCCCGAGTCATTATAGAGGAAAACCTGAAAACACTTTTATTGCAGTACAGACAGCCTACAGAATGAACCTAGACCCGATGCAAGTAATGCAGAATACTTTTGTCGTGAGCGGTAAACTTGGGATGGTAAGCGCCTTTGCAATATCCTTAGCTAATCAAAGCGGATTATTCGATAGCGGTATACGTTATAGAATAGAGGGTTGCGGCGAAGATTTAAAAGTTACTGCCTATGCTAACTTAAAAAAAGGCGGTGAAGAAATATCCTACACTATTACAATGAGGGAAGCTGTTGCGGAAGGGTGGACTAAAAACCCTAAATACAGGACTCTACCAGAATTAATGCTAAGATACAGAGCAGCTACTCTCTTGATTCGCACACATGCCCCGGAAGTATTAAACGGCATGCACATGGTTGAAGAGATAGAGGACGCAGTTATAGCTACTAAGGATGTAACCCCTAAATCTCAAAGCATAAGTAGCAAACTTGATACTGTGCTAGATAGTCTAGAACATGAAAAAACAAGCGATACACTTGCGGAATTAATAGAACTTGTTAAATTGCATAACGTACCAAGCTCTATAATAGAAAAATGGTGCGATAAAGCTGGCGTTGAAAGTATTGCCGATTTAGGGATCGAGCGACAAGCGGCTTGCATAGAATATATAAATAAACAATATAATTATGTTCAAGATATGGAGGCGGCGTAATATATTTTTGACCGGTTATTTTTAATAGTGTACCACTATATCGCAAAAATAGCTTCCCATAAAGCCAATAATATGCTATATTCGCATGGTATTTTATATACACCTTGCAAGTATATCTATGAAAGAATTTTTAAAAGCTATTATCTTTAGCAAATATTTTGTTGTTGTTGCAGCTATAATTATCGGTATATTGTCTGGTTACTTTTGGTATCAAGATAATCCCATTGAAGAATTTGAAGAAAAAGTCATTGAAAAAGAAACGGGGATAGATGTTGATTTAACTCCAGAAAGCGTTGAGTTCTTCAGATGAAAGCATCAGAGAAAGGTCTTGATCTTATTAAGAAGTTTGAGGGGTTTAAGGATTATGTATATACCTGTCCCGCAGGAAAACCTACTATAGGCTATGGCCATGTTATTGATAATAAATTACTTGATTTAATCAAGGCTACCGCCCCTATTACGGAGAGTCATGCAGAAAAACTTTTACAGGACGACGTTAAAGAGGCACAGAACGCTATAAATTCATCTGTAAAGGTAACCCTCAAGCAAGGACAATTTGACGCTCTAGTGAGCCTTATATACAACTGGGGAGTATATAATTTTAAAATAAGTAACGGACTAAGAAAACTAAATGCCGGAGATTACAACGGAGCTGCCGATGAATTTTTTGGAAAAGTTAGAGGAGTAGTATCGGTAAACGGCAAACTTTCCAATGGCTTATACAGAAGAAGACAGGCAGAATTGGAATTATGGCAATCTTAAGGCATAAATTCAAAGCTAAGCCTTGTGAAGCTGACGGCATCAAATTTGCTTCTAAAAAAGAGCATAAAAGATATCAGCAGCTTAAAATATTACAAAATAGTGGTGAAATATTATTTTTTTTAAGGCAAGTACCTTTCCATTTAGAGGCGGGTGTAAAATATGTTTGTGATTTCCTTGTATTCTGGACAAACGGCGAAGTAACTGTTGAGGATGTCAAAGGCGTAAAAACGGACATGTATATAGTTAAAAAAAAGATGGTAGAGGCAATTTATCCTATTACAATTATGGAAATCTAAACATGTTTCTAATTGCTTATTTTAAAGAAATCTTACTTGGTATCGGAGCGTTCATTGCTATTTATCTTTTTAAAAGGAATAAAACATTAACCTCTGAAAATAAAGCCCTTACAGAAAACAACATTGAAAAAGACAAAGTAATTCATATCCAGCAAAAGGTATTAGATGTTAGCGAAAGTGTTAAATCTACTGATCTTGACACTAACCTTGATCGGTTGTCAGGTAAAAACGAATAAAATACCTACATTAAATTTACCGGAAATGCCACCGATAACTAAAAAAGTAGCGGAAGAAATAAAACTGGTATGTATTCCTCGTCAAAAATGTGAGAATTTTAATAATTGGTTAAATGAACTATACGCTTTTAAAGCTGAGTATTCTGTTTTTAAAGAAGAATTAAGTAAATAATAATATAAGTCTCGTTTAAAATGAATTTTTAAAGGAGTGGGGTAATTGTACATCAGATATTATTAAAATCAAACTATGTTAAGATTTATTGAATTAAAAAATATCTTTAATAATGATTAATAAGTAACTTATAATGGAAATAATAGCGCATCATGAATTAGATTTTAATTATGGACTATCAAAAACCTTGCCAGTATTCAATAAGATTAATAGATAGGTTGAAATCACTGGATACTAAAAATGTATTGGATTTTGATTTGATTAATAAAGCTATCTACTGGGCTAAGAAGTATCACGGCGACCAGAAGAGAAAGAGCGGTGAGGCGTATTACACACATCCCTTAGAGGTAGCTTATATGATTTCTGATTATAAGCTAAAAACTGACGTAATCGTTGCTTCTATCTTGCATGATATTATTGAGGATACACCAGTAACGGCAGGGATGATACTTGATAATTTTAACTGGAGAATAGCTGAAATGGTTGACATGCTTACTCGTGATAGACCAGATGGAAATAAGCTAAGTGTAGAGCAGATATTGAATAATGCTTATGACCTAAAAGACAAAGAGGTTTTACTCATAAAGTTAATTGATAGATTGCATAATATACAGACTATAGGAAGCATAGCACCTGAAAAACAGAAAAAAATAGCTCAGGAGACTTTACAAGATATAATTAGCTTAACAACTATTTTTCAGGATTTAAACTTAGAAATAGAGCTTAATACAAAAAGTCTTACCATATTATACGGAAAGGAAATTGCCGATCAGATGATTAAAAAAAGATATAATATTTTTTCTATTTCCGATAGTTACCAACTGCCACTTCCAACTTTTCAAAATGAAATATAGCGTATATAAATCCCGCTATCATTGGCAATATAATAGCTAACATTCCCCAGTTACCGATGTACTCTGTTAAATAAGCTAAACCGAACGAAGTAATTAAGTAAATAAATGCACGTGATATAGCATATAACATACTAGCGTAAGTAAAACGCTTAAATACTGGAAAATGTTTATAACAAATTGGCATAGCAGAAGAGTAAGAAAGCAAAAAGAAAGTTATAACCCCCTCAAAAATAAAAAATGTGTAATAATCGCAATCATGGATAATGAATGAAAACAGAACTATAAGTAATGTAAAAATTGTTACTTTAATTTTTAATAAAAGTAACGGGTAAACCCAATAACTAATAACAGTAAAAAACAAAAAGCTTAGTACTTGTATTATAGATAAAATCAAATTATGGGTAATTACTTCGGCAGAAGATAAATTGAAAGAGTTTTTTAATATTAAGGCACAATGTACATACACGAAATAAAAACATATTGGCCAAGCACATTGCATAAGATATAGTGCTAGAGCGGTTTTAAATTCTACTTTTTCTATATAGATTTTGTTACTTTTTTTACATTCTGCAAGTCTTTTACGAGCATCAGTAAAATCTTTTGTTTCTTTTAATAGAACTCTAGCCTTTGCACCTATTAAAGCTACTATTGCCCCAATCCAAAATACAGTACGCCAATTTAATCCGTAATTGGTAGTATACCAAGCAATAATTAAAGCCCCCATACCTCCAATACTTGAAAAAACAGTGATAGTACTTACAGAAACGTATTGTATAGGTGGTTTAGTAATTTCCGTTACGTATAACTCTGCCCCTATTACTTCTCCCATAGATGACATGCCTTGAATAATACGGCATATTGTAATAACCCAGGCAGCAGTAATACCTATTTGTTCGTAGGTTGGAAGATTTGCCATAACTACACATGAAATAGCCATCATAAAAGTAGTTATTATTACTGTTGCTTTTCGTCCTATATTATCGCCAATATAACCAAATATTAAAGCTCCTATAGGCCTTAAAACATAAGTAGAACAAAATGCAAATGCCGCAAGTAAGGAGGCAGTGAATGGGTCAGTTTTTGGAAAAAACAACTCATTAAGTAACACTGCCATATGAACGTAGAGCATCAAGTCAAAATACTCAAGAAACGTGCCGATAGATAATAAACCAACTGCTTCTTTCTGCTCTCTTGTAAGGCTACGTTGCTCGGCTATCATAAATATGACCATAACTTAATTTCTTCACATATTAGTAAAACAAATTAAATTTAGTTGTAAAAATGATTTTTATTAAAAATATAAACATTAAACTTGTAACAGTGCTTTTTAAACCACATTTTGGGGTCTAAACGTAAACCTCAGATTTTTCCGAAATTGCAATCAACAAATCTACTTAGAGGCGTTGTTTTCCTGATTAGTTTGCTCAAGTTTTTGGACTTCTCTAAGCAAAGTAACAGGCGTATATCCTGTAATCTGTTTCATGCTTTTGCTAAAATTTACAGCATTAATATTTGTTGGTGTTTCTGCAAATTTAATAGCTAAATCCAAAGTTTTCTTATCAGTTAGTAAATGAGCAAGACCAGAGCCACCAATTACAGCTAATACAGTTTTTTCAGGAGCAACTACTGCACCTGCTCCAGTCATAACTGAAATAAGATCAAAAGTTTTTTGAGTTACAGCTGTCCCCGATGGATTAGGAATGTTCTTATTTTTAACTGCCATAGCCCTAGCCACCTTGCTAAGCTTATCCAAACGCTCAAAAGTTTCTGGGTTGGTAATCTTTTGTAATCTAGCTCTGTTTTGTTCATCATTAAGTATTTTAGATAAACTATTATAAGACATTTCACCAGTAGCTGTATTCTCTACTTTACCAAGCATATCTTCAAGCTCTTTTCTACGTGAAAATTTTGTAAATAATTTATCAGCTTCTTTGTGATAATTAAACCAATCTGGGTTAGTTTTGCCGTATTCTGCTAAATCATTATTAATAGCATTATAAAGCCTCTTTACCATTCCAGACGCTTTTTTTTCTTTTTGCCAATTAACACTTGTGTCTTTCCAATCCACAACTTTACCAAGAGAATCTTGGCTTGCTACTAAATCCTCAACAGGACTTGGTATTCTTTTTATACCCATAGGCACAAACTTATCTTCATAATCATTAATGATACTAAGTATTCTTTTCTCCCCAGGTGATAAGGAAGCAGATTTTGCAAGATCCGCCTTGATGCTTTCAGTTACAGACGTTACATTTTTTGGAACTATCTGCGCTTCTTTAGGTAATGCTTCACGAGAATTTAAATATAATTGACTTATCCTGTCTTCTACCCCTGCAAGCTCTGCTTTCGGCAAAGCACTATCATAAGCTTTGTCCAATTCTTGCATAACTTTATTAGCCATTTCTGAATATCTTTTGTTCATAACTCCACTAGCTACAGGAGTTTTACTTAAAAATTGATCAGCTAAAGCAATTGCCTTTCCCTCACTTGCCGCTGCCTTTGGCAGTGCAATATCCAATCCTTGAGCCGCCTTTGCTGCTTCCAGATTTAATTTGTTTTTACCAAGTCCAACAGCAGTTAAAGCCCCTTTAGTTAATAAATTCCCGCCACCTTTAGCAATAGTTGGAGCAGCATTTACGGCTAGACCCGCAGCAAGACCTCCGCCTATTGCTTCACCGGTACTTGCTCCTTGGTCAGCTAAATAGGAAGTAGTACCGCCCATTGCAGTAGCTCCCGCAGCTTGCAGAGGGCTAGTATTGCCAATCATGCTACCAAGTTTGGCTAACCCTCCAGATGCGGTTTTTGCAAGACCTCCGCCAGTTAGAAATGATGCACCGGTTTTTAGTCCTTCATTAATATATTTCTGGTCTTCCGGGGTTGCAGTATAACCACCTGTGGCAGTATCAATTCCTTGGTCAATAGCTTCTGTCGCTGATGGAATAAGAGGAACGGGAGCTGTCATTTCTTCAGCGGGGGCAAAATCAAAGGCGTAAGGGTTTGCTTGATAATTCCCAGCGGCAACTTGCGCATTTTGAGCCATTGCAGGTAAATTATAAGCAAGACTTAATGTATCAGGTATTGCACCAGCTACTCCCGCAGCTACGGCTTTTGCTCCTGATGCTATTCTTTGACCAATACTAGTTTCAGCTGTTGCTTGTTTCTGCGGATTATCAAACTCTTCCCAAAAATTGCTTACACCCCCTTCTTTTCCTTGTGGATTATCAAACTCCGCCCAGAAATTATTTTTGCTCATCAATTACCTTAGCCCCTTTGCTTTTCCAATATTCTACCTGAGCAGCTGGCACAGATCTTGTACTACCATCAGGCGCTGCCATAGTAACTATTCCAGTATTAGGAGTTACAGGTTTAAACATTTCCTTAACTTTATTTTGTACTGCTAAAGAATTGTAAGGCTCACTATAACCAAATTGATTTTCAACTACATCACGGGTTAAATTATCTTTTTGTATTTGATTATCAAGCTGCGCAGCTCGCTCTAATGCTACCTGAATTGCTGCATCTGGGTTTTTATCAAGTGATGGTAACCCCGCAATAAAAGTTGCAATATCACGATCAGAAGTAGCCCCAGCAAACATCTGTTTTATTCCCGCCATTAATGGTTGCTGATATAATTCTATCAAAGCTTGATTACGTTCGCTTTCTGTTCCAGACTTGTTAACCGCTCTTTGCGCCGTTTTTATTATACCGCTACCAGCTCTACCAAAAGCTTCTTTTTCTTTTGATATAAGACTTGCTATTTGTTTATAAGCGTTACTTTGCGTTTCAAGAGATTGATGTTCTTTAGCAAGACTATTAACCCAAGTTTGATTGCCCTCAATAACTTTATTCATTACTGCTTCGCTATATTTAGGTTTGGGAGCTTGCATCTCATTTTGAATTTGATTTGCTTGCTGCTGATATACTCCAGCATGAGCTTGTTTTAAATTAACGTCAGCTCTTTTGCTTTCCAAACCAAGAGCATCTTCTTGCCTTTTCATATTAAACGCATAAGCTGCATCTTTAGCAAAACCAGCATTAAGAGGCATAAATTTTTCAAACCATTGATCACCGTATATTGTTTGCGCTGCTGGTGCAACTGCGCTAACTATCTCATCCGCAGTAATCTTACGATATTCTCCCGTCTCTGTATTTAGAGCTAGACCAAAACCTCCGCTTGCATTCCAGCTGTCTCCCTCTAGATTCTCAAACCCGGGAATCATTTGTGCCTTGTTAATTAAATCCTTAAACATCATTGTTGCTCTTGGATCATTTGAATTTACAGCAGCAGCAAATTCGGCAACAAGCGGTGTATACTTTTGGCCAAATTCGTTTACTGCTAATTGATAGCTTTGTGCTTGCTGCATTTGCGCCTCAAGTTCAGCTGCTTTTGCCGTAATACGCCCTGCTTGCTCTAGCATCGGTGATAGTTTCTGCCTTCTTTCCTCTGCTGCTGCGCCACTAATACCAGCTCCCATACCAGAAAGCATTGCATTAGACATTCTTTGCGCTTCTCCCACAGCTGGTCCGCTTCCTACTTTAGAGAAAGCATTACCTAAATAATCAGCAAAAGTCGGTTGATTTACTAAATCCTGATATTGATTTAAAGATTCTTTATATCCTGATGACTTCATTATTTGTCTTCCCCTATCGGTAAAAATTTGTTAATTATTCCTTTACCTAAAGCTCCTGAGGCAGCAGTAGTAAATGTTCCAAGCATCTCTCTCATTGGATTACTAGTCATGCTATATCTTTGATATTGGGCATTATTTAAACCAGCAACTCGGTTAGCATCAACAGCTCCGGCATTAATTGATTGTTGGTTACCGGTATTTAAAGCATCAAGTCCGGCAGCAGTTAAAAACTTTTGCCTATCTTGAGCTAAAGTTGCCTGTGCTATTTCTTTTTGAATATCCTGACCTCTTAGCTGCATCTGATTTCCTGTTTCTGTGCCAAATCGTGCTAGTTCAGTATTAGCTTGATTTTGCATCATGTTTCCTCTAGTAACCAGATTGCCAATAGCCTGTTGTTTTAATCCTTGTGCAAGTTCAGCTTGTTTCAGTTCCGCCTCTGCCATAGCATTCGCCCTTTCACGAGCAAGAGCGACTTGAACGCCGAGAGCCGTTGAACTGTTAGTAAGTCCCATTTTGCTAAGCTTTGTATCTATAGCTTGCTGCTTGAAATCAAAACCACGATCTAAGGCATTGTTAACAGCTGTTTTATAACTATTAATTAATTCCTGATTCTGTGGTATTAAATAAGGACTGGTTTGCTCTAATTGCTCTATAGCATTTCCCAGTCTTGTCATAGCCGAACTTAATGCAATCACTTCTACAGCTCTTTCATCAATATTACGCTCTGGAGACATCCGAGTAGTTTTGCCATTGGGGTTAGTGAAGTTCATACTAATTTTGCCGTCAACTCCCCTGACAACATCGAGCTTATCACCCATTAAGCCGTCCATGATACTTACGAAATTAATAGGTGTATATTTACTCGCTATTGATTCCGATGCTGATAATTCCCTAATTGGTGCAGGGGGTTGTTTTGGTCTAAACCATTTCCTTACTCCACCCATATTTTATACTCCATCAATCATTAAATAATAATATGTTTTAGGTTCTCTGACATTATACTCGCTAAACCCTGCAAACTCAAGAAGTCTAGGGCTTACGCTAGTGAATGCCGTACTATATAAAACCTTTAAACCAAATCCTTTAGCTACAGATATTAATTTACTCATTAAATCGCACTTAAGTTTTCTACTAACCCATCGATTACGCCACTTTGGTACAATCTCTATATGCACTTGTCCCCCGACGACGTCCTGTGGGTGTTCATATACAGTCAAGTTTCCGACGTCGTCCCTGCCCTTTCTAATACTTAAATTAAAAATAACATCTTCGGACATATTTAAATTAGTTCTTATTATTCTCATCTTATCCCGTAATTCCAAATTTCCTTAAAGCTAGATATACATTATTTTCAAAATCGCCAATTCCAACAGGGACAAAACCCATTACATTCATAGGATCGCTACTAGCTATTACTAAATGTCTTCTTTGTATACGGAAATCAGGCGATAATATCCTTGATGTAAAAGGAAATCTTTTTTTGTCAGGGTCTTGCGCAAAATAAGCATATTCTTCCCCCGGTTTTAATCTGAGGTATGTATCATTTATAACTCCAGTAGCTAATTTATTTTTCGTAATACATTGAACTTTATTAAAATGCACCGCTCCAATAGTACCGGGCTTTACTTTGTTTGGTGTTATAGTTCCATTTTTTACATGCCGACGTAAAATGATTTTAGACCAATATAAACTCTCATTTTGAGGAAAATCTGGTAAGTTATTCGGAATTATACCTAGTTTATTAAAAGTAGTAATGGTATTCGGGACAAATTTATCTGTAGTAATAGAAAGATCATTAAAGTTATTACCTGTGATATTTAATGTTTCTGCTACTGTTTCATTAGGTACTGCGGCATCTATTATATCTAGTATTTCCTGATGTAAATGTTCTTTTATAATTGATCCATTGGCAATATCAGCATAAGTAATAGCTCTATCCTCAATACTCTCAGTACTGATAAATCTATATTCTGGAACATCACCATTTCTATAAGTAAGCACCATATTTTCATATGTTGGACCAGATGCTACATCTAATTGCCCCGCATTATTTGAAACTAATACTTTTCCCTTATAAGCATCTTTTTCTATTTTGGTAAAAGCAAGTGTTTTATCTGGAATAACCCTATCTAAAGTGTTAAATGTAACAGAACCATCACCTACGTTAGTTATAAAGTAATTAACATTATCCATAACCCCGGGTAATGCTCCTGCTTGCATGTCATTAATAGCTGGAACTATTACATCATTTAAATAATCTATTACTGAAACAAACCCGCTATCAAGATTAAAAGATTCAATTATTCTTTTATCATTACGCAGAAGTCTAAAAAAGGATAAATTGCGGTTTAATATATCAATCATTTACACCCCAAGTTTTGCTCTAATTACTGGATCAAGTGCTGACGCTGGTATTAAGTTGGTACGATTGCTTCCCGGTCCAATACCAGCAAGCCAAACACTATGATCTTGTATATGTTTTGGCTCTATTGCTCCATCGTCAAACTGGTATTCACTTAATAATCTTGTATAAAATCCCCATCCCGGAGTAGGACCAATTAAAGTATCTGTTATTGATTCATCTATGATATTATCAGATGTAAATGTATAATTAGCATTATCGTCAGTGTTAGGAGCAGAATAGCGTGTTTGCAGACATGTGTATTTAGCTCCTTGTGATGATTGCACTCCAAGGATGCCGTATCCCCCTATTAAAACCTGATCCGCTATATGTCTATTTTCTATAGAATTATCACGCCAAACAAAATTCCAGTTAGTGATGCCAGTTTGTCTTGTAGTAAGTAAGGCAGGGTCAATTTTTTCAGCTGTTATACTATTATCCTGTAAATTTGCTTCTGTAATTTGGGCTTCCGCAATAGAATCATTTAGTATTACTCTAGGAGCAGCAAACAACTCTTCTCTAAGTCCAACTCCTAGATGTTCAATTTTAATTGCTCCTAAGGCTATATGTCCTCCTATTAAAGTTTTATTAGCAATATCGCCAGTAGCTACTTTGCGCCAAGTAGCTGATCTTGCGTTTCTAGAAAATAATATATTGCCATTTAAGTTAGATGGTAGAGCTACCCAATTACTATTTGAAGTAGTTGTTATAACACTAAAAGGAGTAACGGGAGTAAATTTTGCTCTTGCAATGGAATAATCAGGAAAAATATTAGAATCAATTTTTTGCCATTTAGTAGTACCATCACCGACATTAAGTAAACAGGAATCTGCTAAAGCAGGGTTATTTACTCCTATAAATTGACCTTGTACAAAGTTATTTATAATAGGAACTATTTTAGTATTTAAATAATCAATTAAATTATTAAATTGAAAATCCAAATCCTCGGCATTTAATAGCATTCCACTATCACGCCTACTTTGGAAATATGCCGCATCTCTTGTAAATTGATCTACACTCATATTACAACCCTAATTTTTGCTTCCAATCTTTGGGTATATTATTTACCCCTATACATCCATCAGCTAATAATTGCCCTATAGGTCTTGGTGTTTTTAAATTTTCCCAATTTGCATCAGGAGAATATTTAAAACGATTTCCAGCTAAACTATTATTGGCGATACATCTACTAGTGATCGCCTTAGCGGCAATGTTTCCAACATTAAAAGCTTTGCTTCCCTCTTCTGCGCAATATAAATTTGACCATATTTGAAACCCAGGTACTATTTTAGTATGATCAACAGGCGAACCTACCCCGGGATAATGATTTATATACTTATGACTTGTAATGAAATTATTAGGAGCAGTATTACCTCCTAATGCAATTTGTGTGTTATTCAAGCCACATAAATAATTAACCATGTACTGATTAAGTACATTAGCAGTAACCGCTCCATTAGCTATTTTGCTTGTAGGTATTGTATTGCTAGCAATTAACTGATTTCTAATAATTGTTCTAATAAATAACCTCTCAAAACTAACTCCAAAATTTTCAGACCTTAGTCCCTCTAAAGCAATTTTTTCACTAGTTATTACTCTATTACTAATTGAGTCATTACCTACTATTTTTTTCCAAATAGGAGTATTCTGGACTCTTGCAGTTAAAGCTAGACCGCTAGATGCAGGAGTTACAGCTCTAAATATCTGATTATTATCGGTAGCTAATATTGAACCGGGATTTGCTTGCACAAGTTTATTAAGAGATAATGAATAATCTGGTATATATTCGGCCTTGGGAAAATCCCATTTAGTAGTACCATCACCAACGTTAACAAGGTTTTTATTAGCGTCTACTGGATTATTAGAACCGGGTACTTGACTGGAAATTAACTGATTTAATATTGGAACTATAAATTTATTAATATAACTACTAATAGTAACAAATTGTTTATCTAGATCACCAGCTTTTATAAAATCGCCTCTAGCTTGTACCCCGCTAAAATAATTTTTATTAATAATTAAAGGATTTAATGCCATTAATTAGCTCCTCCTGCTAGAAATAATTTATTAAAAACAAATAAATCATTACTAGTGCCTGATAATTCAATCATTAAGGAATCAGCAGTAAATCTAACTATTTCATGAGTAAAAAATGTTTCGTTTAAAGGATAAGGTTTTAAACCAAAAGGGGAAACATCATACAATACCCCCTGTTTATCTATTGTTAATTCCTCATTAATACTTTGAGTCTCATCCTGATTGGTAAAAATACGCAACTTTACATTAAAAGGTTCTAGAGTTTTACTATCAATATAAACATCGGTATTTGCCCATGTACTTTCAAAAAAAGTCCAGTTATAGGCAATAAACCATGACATATAACCTTTGCCATATTCAAGATATGATTGCCTGCCAACTTTGTCAGAATAAACCAGCAACTCCCCTTGCGGCATTCCAAGATATAAATTTTGCGTAGTGGAATCATATAATAGACTTGAACTTTCTGCAAAATTCTCACTAAATACAACCCATGCTCCCTCACTATTTAACTGATAAATAAAACAGCTATATTTTATTCTAAATCCTAAAAACCGCCCATAAGGATATAAAAATGCTCTCATACTTCTGAAATCCCTATCAGTTTCTATAAAACTAAGCTGGCTATTAATATAATGATCAATAGGAGTAGAAAACTGATAAGATACTTGCAGTTGCCTAAAAAGATTAACAGAACTTAAAGAAACAATCCCATATTTGGACAGGAATATAAGGTTATTAGGGACTTCCACAAATAAAGTTTGCTGTATTACTCCTACTGGCAAAGTCTGTTCCCATTTAAAATCTGGTAAGGTAATATTTTGTCCGTCATCATTAGTTGTCGGATCTTCTCCTATCCAAACCTGCGTTGTTTCTCTTCCTAAAAATAAAGTTCTTCCCTCAAACATTGTTATTGCTTCCAGATTATCAGGAACACTTGAGTTATTATTTAAATTAATAAAATCAATTTCATTGGTTTGCGGATTGAACCAATCATAAATACTTTCTGTTTTAACAGTATAATAAGCTCTCATTGCCAAAAGTGGTGATCTGAATTTATCTTTGTATGTTCTACCACCCGCTACCGCCCATAATCTTTTATGGACTACAGCTAGATAACTAAATGATGGACATAGTTTTTGATATATTATTTTTCTAATATTTGCTTGCGGAGCAATATTAACTGTAATTGTCATTACTATCTGATTATTAACTGGAGCAGTATAAGCTATATTGGTAATAGTTACAGCTTTATTCTCGGCATCGCTAACTAAGGTAAGCCCATCACCTATTTTTATATCAGCTTGCAAAGTAGCAAGATAACTTTGCGGAATTGAAAATGTTAGATTTAAAGCGTTTATAACAATTGGAGTAACATTTGGAATGGGAACCGGAGCTTTTAAAGATACTAAATTAACTCCATCATATACTTTTACTGGATCAACTCCATTAGCAATTAATAATTTGCCTTGAAAATTTACATAAGAGACGATAACAAGAGGGTCTACTTGATCAGTTATAATTTCGTAAGCTCCATTTGGTGTAACTCTAGCAATCAATGCTCTTTCAATATAAATCTGGAAAGGATTGGTAACATTAGCTCGGAGCACAGGGAAATCAAAAACTATTAGTTGATCGGTAGAAGTTACAACGCTAATTTCAGTTTCCACTCCTATTTCCTGTTTAAAATAAATACGTATTCCATCATTAATAGAGTTTCTTAAAAAGGTTCTATATTCTTCTTGAAAATTAGCTAATACAAGTGTTGCTCTACACCATCCAGCTAAACCCGGATGAATTGCTATAGTAATATTTTCATGAGTTATGCTTGATTGATCAAGATATCTAACATAAACCAGTTTCTCAGACGTTCCATCTTCTTTTAAAAATGGCATAACAGCTATAACTTCTCGCCAGTAAGCAGCATCATCAAAAGCAAAACTAGCAGTTAAGCTTGTACCATACCGCAATGCTCCAGTTTTATTATCGCTAACTAATATATTCTGAATAAATCTACCATAGCTAATATCATCCTTAGTATTGGTATTAATACCTTTAAATGGAAATGGAATTGGTAATGTTTGTGGGTGATGATTAAACATTATAAACCATAGTTTTTAAATTTAGCTAATGTTTCTTTATCTTTTTCCCATACATTCCTAATATAAGCCATTTTATCCATAAAGACTTTATTGCTAAAATAAAAGTAATATAAAGCTCCATGAACTAAGAATATATGATATGGAAGAGGATAAACAGGAGTATCAGTCTCAAGGTTATCATCGTTAATTTCTTCTACTAACCTTTTGGGATTAGGCACATAAAAAACATTTATATATTTTTTTGTTACGCCATCAGTAGGATCAATAGCAGTTTGATATTTTAGTCCTGAATTACTTATATTACAAAAAATATAACCTTGTTGTACAGCATATTCATCAGGAGCAAGGGCAGCATTAGCGTTAGTATAATTCCCCTTTTTTAAAGGAATACGATCAACAAAAACATTTTCTATTTTAAATAAATTTTCGGGAAATGGAAAAGCAGCAGAATCTTTAAATGTAGTTGATAAAAAATCAAGATAACTAATGCGTCCTATACTTATTGAACTTAAACCAGAAGACGCTATTTCGTAAAGCTCATCGTTTGCCATATTCAAGTATTGTAAATAGGCAGCACGTTCTTTAGGCGTTAGTTCGCTTTTATCTGTACTTAAGCGATTTGTCAGTTCTATTAATTCAGTTACGTTCATATCACCTCTAAAAGGAAATAAAGGAGGTAAAAACCTCCTTTATCTATGCTCCGTTATTCACCAGCAGCAGTACTGTAGAATAATTGTACCATCGCAGTTTTACCCTCAAATAAAGCTAATTGAGCAGTAGGAATCCTTAAAATCAGTTTTGAGTTAACAACTGATAAAGAATTGACGTTAGCTGCTGTTTTATCCCAAATTCCAATAAAAGATGGAGTTGCGCCAGCACCTGCTTGTTCAGTAGAAGCTGAGTTATAAACCCCAAGTAAAAGAGCGGCGAGTACTGGACGAGTTCCCGGAATACCAAGTTTTACTAAATCAACAGTAAAATAATTATTATTAGCCGCAAGTACTCCACCTGTAGGAATTGTAATTGCTACAAGTTTACTAATAATCTGATCGGCATAAACAGCAGTAGCAACAATTGGAGTAACACTATCAGCAGCAGCACTGTCTCCTGTAGCACCAGTTATTACGCTTGGGTTCACGTTAACTACAGCTCCAGCGGCACTAGCAGCAGCAGGAGTAGAAACATTGTATCTATTTAATATAAACATAATTAACCTCTTTAAGATATTGTTGTAAATGAGTGAACTACGCCATACTCAACTAAATTGGTATTATTTCCTTTAACACCTCTAGCTTTGGATGGGTATTTAAGCAATTTAAGTCCGCTTATTTCATTGTGAGCAAGACCTTTGTATAAATCGTAGTCTGTAGAACTTCTTAAAGTAAATGTAGGAGTTTGACCCATACCAAAACCAACAGCAGCAGCACCGCAGAAAAGAGAGTAAGCATAAATGTTACCAGCAGCATTGGTAATAAGGAAATTACTAAGTTCTGGAATAACAATAATCATTACACCCTCAATAGTTCCTTTATACATTGAACCATAAAGAATTGATGGTTGATCCTGATTCTCAATTACACCTCTATTCACTTGTGCTTGCCATACTGCATCAGCAGCTAGTTTGTTATAAGTCTCAGGAGCAATGAAAAGCACATAACGCTTATCTTCAAAACCACTATATGTTTTATATTTATAAGGTCTTATAGAAGATTCTTTTACTGTATAAGCAGCGTTAGTAATTGTTAAGCTTTGACCAGTTGATGCTTGGTTAAACAACTGACGTATATGTGATACGTTCATTAGATTAGTAGCGACAGGGAAGTTTCCGACTGCTAAAGCAGTTACAAGATCAGCATAAGTAGTTCTACAGTTACCACCTGCCAAGTTTGGATCGCCGATTAGTATTCTAGCTCTTGAAATACCACCGCCCGCAGCAACATCAAGACGAGAAGCAAGTATTCTGGCTTTCAAATCCGCATAACTGAATTGTTGATTTAAACTTGGAACAACACCAGCAGCGCCACCATCAAAAGCAAGTGCAAAAGATTGAAGAATTCTTTTTGTATTAAGCGAATCCGCTTGAGCAAGTAAATCAGCTTTGACATCAGATTCCAATTGAAATTTAGTTTGTAAATTCATGAGTTGTATGTCAGTTAATAAAGTTGCATATCTTATTCTACCAACATCTACCATATCACTAACGTATGTTAGCTCGTTCTCATTACCCTCTAATTGCTCGTTACCGATAGAAACAACTGGGTCAAAAGTTTGTCTAAGTGGAAATATAATACGATCACCGTCGCCTTTACTTTCCATTTTATTGTAAATAACTGCATCACTACCGCCCATAAAACGAGCAAAGTTAGTAACGTTTCTATAATCCTGTAAATAGGGGATTAATACATTTTTTTCAAACAGCTGGGTTTGAAATGTATTATTACGATCAAATGTTGCCATTTTTAATTACCTTTCTTTTTTTGAATATTAAAAAATATTAATTTTAAGCAAAAACTTAAAATTTTATTAATTAAATTCCAAGAACGGGAGAAATCTTTTGAAAGTAAGACGTGAGGGAAAAATCATCTTATAACGTGAGAGGTAAGGACTAACCGCCTCTATTGTTAACGATAAAATGCCTCTCTTCCTTTTGAAGAAATGCCATTGTTTCTAATTTTGCCAAATATCAGCAAAGTTTTTAGCTTGTTTTGTATTTGCAAGGTTCGAAACTTTAGAATTTATTGATCTATTATGCACTACTCCCTCTGTAGTGTCAACCTCGCTTTCAAGCTCTTTATTACGTTTTTCTAATTTTTCTATTTTAGCATGTAAGGATTTTATAAATGGAACTAAACCACCGCTTTTAACTGCTCCTTTAAAAACTGTTTCATAAATATCAGAACCAGTAGTAATTATATGATCAATTACTATTTCTGGAGTTTCTGCTTGTATATAATTTATTATTTTTTCCTGTTCATCAGCAGGTAATAAAGGGAAAAATCCAAAAAAAGCTTGATATTTTTCATCTAATTCCGAATCTTTATTATATTTTTTAAATATATGAAATTCCTTATCAAGGTTAGCTTTAAGGTCTGCGTACGAATTACCTTTACTACCCTCTTCCTTTAATTCTTCCTCGCTTATTGCTGTATCATCAAAAGCTTTAATGGCAATACTTGCTTCATCTTCATTTATAAGGGAATCTTCTTGTAATTTAGATAGGAATTCCGTTACTTTCTTCTTGGCATTAATGAAAGCTGCATTTTTCTTATGCCCCCAAGATTTGGCATCACTTAGCTGTTTCTTTAATGATTCATATTCAACTTTTAAATCGGCTTTTAGCAATCCTTTTTGTTGATCTTCTTCTTGCTCTTGCTTTTCTGGGATTGTTTCTCGTTCTTCTCGTGTTTCTCTCTTTTGTTCATTCTCATTTTCTACCTTTTCTTTTATTGGTTGTTTAATATTATCATCCTGTAATTTAAATTGTTGTTTATCTTCGCTTGTCGTTTCTCCTAAAAAGATTTTTGCAAAAGCATCGTCTATAGTGGTTTTATTTAAATTTTCAGTCATTATATTATTCTTTTTGATTATTTTGTGGCTTTTCTATTTTTTGTTCTCTTCCTTGCCCCTGCATCATTTGTATAAACGCCTTGTTTAAAGCATAACTATCAGATTCAGTGAAACCTAATTTTTTTAAGAATAGCGGCTCTGATAAAATAAAAGCAGGATTAGGACTATTAAGCAATGCTTCAAATTTGGCAGCTTCTTCTTCATGGGAAGTAGCGAAATTTGGAGCGAAATCAGCAAAGATTTCAAAATTAATAGTTGATATTTCATCGCTTAAATATCCAGTATTAAATTTATTATCCTTATAGTAATTAAAAGCATATTGTAAGTTCTTAATACCTCTGATTGTATCAAGAATTAGTTGCCCCTCGGAAAACAACATATGTTCATAAGTTGCATGTAAAGGATTTTGAGTTCTAGCAGCATTGACGGCTCTTGCCTGAATAGCAACGCCGCTTACCGCGTTAGTCTGTTCTCCTTTTAGTTCATCAAACAACTGTGTTCTTTGTTCGAACTCCAGATCAATTCTAGTTAGTGTTCTTTCTAAAAACGGCAATAATGTTTCAGAATTAATTAATTGTACTTGATGAGGGTTTTTAGTAAAAATCATTCCATCACGTCTATTAAGTTCTCCTCGGAGTATTGGTCGCATTTTTTCTAGGTTTACGTTATCCTCATCTATAATCAGGTATTTTGAATTAAGACCATGAATAGTTTTAGTCCATACATAATTTAGACATGTAGAAAGAGGAATAAGTCCATCAACTACGCCATAAGGAATACTTAAATAATTTCTCTTCAGACATAAAGGTATTAGTGGAAAATGTTTTTGGTTAGGTATCTGTCCGTCAATAGGTCCATGTTCTAAAAGCACATCAGAGCAAAATACACCTTTCCAAATTTGTGTACCCTCTAATTCTTTCAAACTCGAGCCATCTACTTTTCTACTTTCTGCTACTTCTTTATCAAAAGTGGAAAAGTATTGCTCAGTAACAACACCATCAGGGGTTTCAGGAGGGAAAGCAACTATTGCCTCATAGTATTTAACGTTCTTTTTATAATATACTTCAACAATCCTTGCTGACCTACCAAGTACCCATAATTCTTCTAATCCGTCCCCATGATTTAGATCAGAATAAGGAATATAATCATCTCTTATTGCTCCTGTTCCACCGCTTACAAACTCTCTTGTGGAATTAGTACCAGTAGGCTTACCAATTAAATTATCAAAATATTCTGCATATTTAGGATAGCGTTTTTTTAGTTTTGTTCCATTAATAAAATAACTACGACAAACAAACTGTGAGTCTTCCATACGAGCGGATTGGTCATCTGGATCAAAATACACTTCTCTTGGGTCTACATAATCATAGAAAAAAGTGCATGTGTTATCTGGTTCATAGCCAAAATGAGACCAGCCAAGTCCTCCTATTAAAGCATCAGTATATTTTTGAGTGGATTTATTTTGAAAATCATTTTGCGCCTGAATAACATATAGCATGTTATTTAAGTATTCAGCTATCAAATCATGTTTTGATAAAGATGTAGTAGCTTTATAAGCTATCCTTTTTCTTGCTGCTATCTGCAAAGAAACATAAGTAGTAACTATTGGCTCTACCCTATTAACAACAAAAGGCATAGCACCAACATCAGCAAACTCTTTTTTTAATTCCTCATTCCATTGATCACCATAATAAAACTTAAGGTTTTCATCATATTTCAACCGCCATTGTTTACGTATTTCTGAATTGGCCGAATAATAGAAATAGTCTTTTAATTCCTGTAATACTTTTGCCTTAGCTGGGGTTAAATTTATCATTTGTGCAAGATTCTTATTTTAGTTTTAAACTAGTTTCACACTATAGATTCCACTTCTTCATATCCAGTAATAATACAATCAAATTTATCATCATATCCATCTGAATAACAAATCAAACTATCGCCATCAAAAAGCCTGTGTTCTACAACTTCAGAAGCATTACCATAAATAATAGCAAGTAAATCAGTTGTTTGATTAGGAAGTATTAAAAGTTTTTCCTGTATAAAAGCCTCTTGTACGGGATTTTCCAAAAGAGCTATTACCTGTAAATTAAGTCTTATATTTCTACCAGATTTATTACAGCATCTAATTGACTTGATAACAACGTTACCCTCGGAGCTAAAAAGAGCAGTTTTAGAATCACTTAAATTATTAAATAGTAGTCTGATAGGTTTTACAAAATTCATATTATTTCTTTTAGGAAATCCTGTAATCTATCGTATTTTTGTTCCAAGATTTCTTTTTCTTCTAGTGGCATTTCCGCTCCAGTGCTTTTATAAGAGTAGTAATCCATTACACCCTTTTTTAAAAAATCTGCTAAAATACCAAAACTGGCAACTTTTTCAGAACATTCGCACATTAAAGCGAAGTCCTTTAAACTTTTATTTTCCATAATAAATTAAACTAATTGTTTATTAAGAATCTCAAGATTATCTGTAATCAATTTTATATCAGCAATTACCATAGCTTTTCTTTCTGGAATGGCTAAAGCTGGATCATCAGACCAATATAAAGAACCATCGCTATATAAAGCGTTAGTGTATTTAACAATTAATTGTAATATCTGTATATTATTATTCATAGGTGATACTCGCAAATAGTTACTTTGATGCAATTATAAATTATTTAATGGCAAAATACAAAATAATATTTACTAATTTTTAATTTTTAAATGCGAGTTTTTAAATCTTGAACAATTTTAAATAATTCTTGAGTTGCTGCTATATTTAAAGCATACATACTATGATAATCTAATTTATGGAAATCGTTAACTTTTTTGCCATATATTAAAAATGATTCTTCTTTAATATCTAATTCATCGCTAATTTCAAATGTATAATCATCTATAATACTTTTGACTTTAACATATCTGCGCTTATACCTATTTTCAAATGGTCCATCATTACCATCTATTATATACTCTTTATTTTCACCATCATTACTAAAAACTAATTTGATTTCATCATCAATGTTAATATTATTAATTGTTTTGTCACTTATAATTAATTGGTTATTATATGTCCCCTTGGCAAAAATATTTGCTACATATTCTTCTTCATTATTGACAACAAATTCGTTTAAATCCGTTTCGTAAATATCTTGCGCTATTAAGCCAAATTTTTTATTATAATCCTTATCTTGACATAATTTATATTCTTTAGGCTTTAATAACATTAATTTATCCAAAGGATTATCAATCTCTTTTATTTCTTTTTTTACACGATTATCAGATATTTCTGATTGTGTATTTGTTTGTGTCCCATTAAACCACCAATTACTATTAATTGAAGACCCAGGATTATAATGATTAAAAGTAAAATTGCTGTTAGAGGAGTTAATATACATTTGCCAGTAATTTGTTACAGCTCTGTTATTAGTCATATATATTGTTCCTTGTAATGAAATATTACCATCGTTATATAAATATCCTGTTACTTTTGTATCCCCGTTAACATCTAATTTATAAGATGGTGATTTTCCAATACCAACATTACCCGCAGTATCTATTCGCATTCTTTCTGAGTTATTTAGATTAAATAACATATTTCCAAGATTTGTTGTAAATCCCATGTTATTATTTCCAGTTGTATAAATTGTGTTTCCTGTATCAGCTCCATTTATTCTAATTCCTCCAAAATCAGAATATCCAACAACTTGAAGTGCATAATTACCATCCCAACCTGCATTTTGTTGTATTCTAACTAATGGTTGAGAATATCCAAAGGAAGAACCTTGAATAAATAATTTTGTATTTGTTGAATAATCGGATGTTGTATTAATTAATACATTACCCCCACATGATAAATTTCCATTAATTGATTTATTTCCTGAGGTTAAGTTATCAGCATACGAAGCTGTTATTCCAGTCCAAGCAGTCCATGAGTTATTTTCTTTATATCTCACGGACAAAGGAGGGTTAGTTGTATTTCTAGGCAAAGCAAATTGACAAGAATAAGAACCTGTACCTGAAACTGGATAATTAATACCTAGCCCAATTAACCAACTATAATATTGTGAATACGCTGTACTAGGTGAATTTACATTACCCACAATAAATTTATATCCAGCTGTCGTGATAGCGTTAAAATCGTTGTTATCTCCATGATTTGCTCCCGTATTATTAAATAAATAATTATTTATAGTATTACTTGTTGATACTCCAGTTCCTCCGTAGGTAGTTGATAGCGTGCCAGAGGTTATGTTAGTCGCGTTTAATGCTGTTAGTCCTGTCCCGCTTCCAGATATATTAGTAGCCGATAAGGTATTAGTAGTATTATTCCAAGCTAGGTTAGCGCTCTGTAGAACAGCAGTAGTTCCATTTCCTATTAGGAGCTGTCCACTAGTTAAGGTAGTAGCACCAGTTCCTCCTTTGTCAACAGTAACCGCACTCGATAAGTTAGCTGGGTTTAATACTGTTAATCCAGTCGTTACCCCAGTCCCTCCGTAAGTAGTTGATAGTGTGCCAGAGGTTATATTAGTCGCATTTAGTGCCGTTATGGAAGTGCCTATACCTAATAAATTAGTAGCCGCTGTTAATGTATTTTGTTTAGCACTTAAATCAATACTAACTGCATTACTAGCATTAATACTTAAAGGACTAGTGAAAGTTAATTTATTACTTAAGTTATTATAATCAATACCAGTTAAAGAAGCTCCAGTTATACCAGTTATACCAGAACCATTACCAACTATATTAGTAGCCGATAAGGTATTGGTCGTATTATTCCAAGCTAGGTTAGCGCTCTGTAGAACAGCAGTAGTTCCATTTCCTATTAGGAGCTGTCCGCTAGTTAAGGTAGTAGCACCAGTTCCTCCTTTGGCAACAGTAACCGCACTCGATAAATTAGCAGGGTTTAATACTGTTAATCCAGTCGTTACTCCAGTCCCTCCGTAGGTAGTTGATAGTGTACCAGAGGTTATATTCGTTGCGTTTAATGCTGTTAGTCCTGTCCCGCTTCCAGATATATTAGTAGCCGATAAAGTATTGGTCGTATTATTCCAAGCTAGGTTAGCGCTCTGTAGAACAGCAGTAGTTCCATTTCCTATTAGGAGCTGTCCGCTAGTTAAGGTAGTAGCACCAGTTCCTCCTTTGGCAACAGTAACCGCACTCGATAAATTAGCAGGGTTTAATACTGTTAACCCAGTCGTTACCCCAGTCCCTCCGTAGGTAGTTGATAGTGTACCAGAGGTTATATTCGTTGCGTTTAATGCTGTTAGTCCTGTCCCGCTTCCAGATATATTAGTAGCCGATAAAGTATTGGTCGTATTATTCCAAGCTAGGTTAGCGCTCTGTAGAACAGCAGTAGTTCCATTTCCTATTAGGAGCTGTCCACTAGTTAAGGTAGTAGCACCAGTTCCTCCTTTGTCAACAGTAACCGCACTCGATAAGTTAGCTGGGTTTAATACTGTTAATCCAGTCGTTACCCCAGTCCCTCCATATGTAGTTGATAATGTACCAGAGGTTATGTTAGTAGCGTTTAATGCTGTTATGGATGTTCCTACTCCTAATAAATTTGTTGCCGCTGTTAAATTTAGTTTTAAATTTCCAGAAACATCTAATCCAAGTGAACTGTCATATTTAAGTGTTAAGTTATTTTGAGCATCTAAATTCAGAGGTCCTTGCACTGTATAAGTTCCAGCTGGACCAACTGGTCCTTGTGGTCCTGTATCTCCTTTATCTCCTTTAGGCCCAGGTATAAAAGCGGCAGCTGCTGCTATCGCCGCTGCTGCACTAGCACCTGCCGCTGCCGCACTACCACCTGCCGCTGTTGCACTAGCACCTGCCGCTGCCGCACTACCACCTGCCGCTGTTGCACTAGCACCTGCCGCTGCCGCACTACCACCTGCCGCTGTTGCACTAGCTTCTGCTGCCGCTGCACTAGCACCTGCCGCTGCTGCGCTATTTGCTGCTGTTGTTGCTGATGCCGTAACTGATGTTTGAGCCGAACTAATCGCTGCATCTTGAGCAGTAGTTTTTGCAATAATTTCACTTATAGTTACGTCTTGAGCGGCATCTTTTGCAGTTTTTTGAGCTAAACTTGCATCTTGAGCAGCATCTTTTGCAATAGTTGTCGCCGAAAAAGAATCATAAGCAAGTTGCAGTGTGCTTAATAATCCCGCTATTGTTGTAATAGTTTGTATAACTTCATTTAATCTGGCAGGAGTAATATAGTCAACGTTTTGTACAGCTTGTATTAATTCTCCATTTATATTTGATTTGATTAAATCATTTGTAGAAAGACTTGTAACACCAAATTTTGTAAATTTAGCAGCGAATCCACTTAATATTTTTATTGTTTCAGCTATTGTATAACCAAATTCATTGGCATAATTTCCTCTTATTGAAAAATCTGTTGGAGATATTAGTTTATGACCAATCGTAGGATACAGGGGATCTAATATGACTAACGAACCAAAAGGAATATTATTAGTATTTACATAATCCTCTCCACTAATTGCTTTAGATAACGTACCAGTTCCATTGCTTACTGTATTTTTTAAAAGTCCTGTTTCTAAATTTCCAAGTGATTGAGCCTGAGTAAAAGTATATGTCGTTCCAAGTCCGTATAAATCTTTTAAGGCTGGAGGGATAAGAGCCATTTTAGGATTTTCCCATGTAAAGTTTACTGTGGAATTTCCCACAATAAAGTTAGCATTATCAAAACGCTTCATTATTTGAGCCGCTCTGACCTGTGTCATAGCCAATGATGAAGATATATCAGTTCCAATTGGATTGCCTAATGTGTCATATTTAGTTGCATAAATTTGAGGTAAGAACGGACCAGACATTACCCAGTCAAAGGCGGATAAATAATTAAAAGTAGGGTTAGGAATCCTGAAGTCACCTGTAATTGAGCTTGCAGGGTTAGGAAATACCGCCTCAGCTAAAGGTGGCAAATTTATAGTACCAATATGTAATTCTTCTACTGGTTCATTATCATAATCACCTATCCATATCCGATTATGATCCAGTTTTTTTAATTCTTCAAAATTTCCTATTTTCCTTTTTAAATCAATTATGTCTTGGCGGACGTCAATTAGAACTGGTGATACAAAAGACTTTCCATCTTTATCACCAAGTAATGTATATCCTTTATTTATTGGTAATTTACCAGTAACAGGAGATATGAAATTATATAAACGATCGTACTTCATGCTGTTAAATGTGTTAATATACTTGCAATCTTATCACTTTCATTAGTGTAATGAGTATCAATTAAATTAGATAATTGAGTAAACCAAGCTGTGGTACTGTTATCAATTTCATTAGCAAAATCTACTGGAAATTTAGGTTGAAATTTATAAAAATATACGTCGCGAGCAAGACGATTAGATAAATAATCTAAATAATATCGGCTCCATTCTTCACTTCCTGTCATTGCAATATTCATAATTCCAAACAATCTAACTGCTGTATGTTCTAAACCTGTTTCTGTACCACTACCGTCAAAACTCATATTTCCTATTCCAGTACCAACATCTACTATAACAATTCTATTGGCATTAGGTTTTACAGTTAACCCTATATTAATTGCTGCTAGAATTGCATCGTTAGCATATTGTCCACCATCACTATAATAATGCCCGTTGAAATTGTGAGCTGGTAGATAAACTGGTGCAGCACTTGAAGCTCTGCACACATTTACAATACTTTCATTGTTGCCAATAAAATATGCTGGATCATTGAAATTAGAAAAAACAACGTATCTTTTCATATCTTCTTCATAAGCAGGAATAACAACAGGAGTTTTTAAATTTGCAAGTGTTGAACTACCAAAATTACTAACAAGAACTTGCTGTAATATATTGTGTCCATAATTTGAATCTTCATAAGCCGATCTATAAAAAGAATCATTAGTAGCTATAATTGCAAGTTTTGATAATAAATCAGGTCTATAAGAATCTTGGCTTGCATTATGACTCCCTGTTGCAATATCAGCAGCTGTTCTGATAGTAAATATACGTTTTGCATAAGTAGTAAAAAAACTTTCCATCTGATCTTGCGTTTTACCAAAAGAATAACCAGAAGCAAGTATTGCTCCAATAGATGTGCCGCACATAACATCTACATATTTCCAGAAATCGACTTGTGGTATTCCCCATTGCTGAATGAATTTTTGCATAAAACGATTAGCACCATAGCCTTTAGTTCCACCACCACAAAAACTAAATATTCTGATTGTATTTGTATCCATAATTAAAAATACCTCGGTCTATCATTATAACTATAGCGCATTTCCACTTGTCTTTTTGTCCGTGCTATTGGTAAGCCGTCAAGCATTGCGAATTCAAGAGCATTCATTAAATGGTCTCGCCCTTTCATGATCTTACCTTTATCGTCTCTTGAATATCCCCGCCATTCTTCCATAAACTTGCGACAAGTATTAAATACTTTAAAACGCCCAGTTCTTATTCGCTCCAGCACATTATCTACAGCAAGTTCTTTGGCATATTTTCCTTTACGTAAGTAGAGACCTGCTTTTGCATAATCATCAATCAGTTTCTCTCCATCCCTTTGAGAGCCTTGGTTAACAGCTGGGTCGCAAACCCCGGGAATCCAATCGCATCCCATTAACATAAGAGATGCGGCATGCTGGGCAGCGGTTTTCTCGCTAACTGAATATTCTTTGTAAACGTAGAGTGCATCGTTATCTTTATCATGAGCAAGGAACACAACGGCGGTAGGAGCAAAAAAGCCAACGTCCATCCCAAATACACAGGCAAACTGTTTAGGTATCTCAAAAGGCTCAATTAAGAACTCAGACTCTTGTACTTGATAGACAAGACCAGAACCAACACTCGGTATTCCTTTTTCCCTCGCCTCTAACTCATAAGGCTTTAAAGTAGCCCTTAGCTGCTTCTTGGTGTCTTCGGATAAATGCAAGTTATCATCCCAAGTAGCTTGGATATAATACTTGCCGTTGACAGTTATTTCTGGATCGCTGCGGACTATCTCAAAATCTTCGTTTTGCAAATCTTCTACAGATGTTATTTCTTCCAATTTTACTTTAGAGATTCTTTGTTCCAAAAAGTAAGACATCATTTCAGTATAACCCTTTAAAGGCGTCATCGTAAGAATTAATCGTCCTTGTCCTACTCCGTCGACATCTGAAAGTCGCATAGCGCATTCGGTATACACATCTTTAGGAGGTTCTTCGTCCAAATGGATAAGGTGGCATCTAGCTCCTTGAAATTTCTCCCTGCCTTGTTTGTAAGATTTAAAATAAAGACTAGAAAACCCACCGCTAGAATGCTTTATATGGACATAGTCAACAGCTCCGTTAACTCCTGAGAGCATTGCTTTTTTTAGGATTAGGCTAGGATGAATAAGACCAACAGTATTAGAACCATCAGAAGAATAACCGCCAATCAATTTTAGCTGTAGGACGTTTCGGGTTATCTCATAGTTTTCAGAGGCTACCCATGCAACAATAGGATGAGCAAACCTATGTCCCTCCCACCAAGACGGATAAACTCCTGTTAAATGTATTGCATCTTCAACACACCCACAATAAGTTTTACCTGTTCTGTTACCAGCTAGGAATAAACGCTCAATAGCTTCTTTCCCTGCGCTGTGAAAGCTTTCCTGTTTGGGGTTGGGAGTATAAAAATGAAACTTCTTTTGATCTAGGGTTTCGAATTCCTTATCAGTAAACAACATGTATAAAAATGGCGTAAGGTTTATTTGCCACCATTATATATAGAGCTCTTGACTTAAGCAATTATATTTAGTATCATGCAGTCTCATATTAAGTATTATTGCCTAATTTATCAATATTTTCTATAAGTTCTAGGTTTTGACTCACTTTTCCTAGAACTTATCCTTTCCATCTAAAAATTAAAATCCTGAAAATAAATGAAAAAAATATCGTATAAATTCGTATACAAACTTACGTTATGACAAATGTTGCTAATTTACAACGATAAAAGGTTAAGAAATTATAGAAGTTTTAACTAGTTTTATTCTTTCAATCATAACTATTTTTTAATTCTTGCAGCATCCTTTTTTGTTTCCTTTCCGCAAACTGTTTTCTAAAACGTTCTAAAGCCTCCTCATCTGCATTTAAACTAGGAGGAGGGGCAACTATCCCCTCTTTCCTTTTTTTAGATTGGTATTGTTTACCATATTTAATTTGGCAAGGAGTTTTATAAGTTAGGTTATGCCTATGGATATAAGCATTAAAAGCTTTTATATTTATGTCAAGCGTTTTAGCAATAGTTGTTTTGCTCTCACCGCTATTTAATAATTTTTGTATATCTTCTAAGGTGTATTTGGACAAAATGGTGGAGGTTTTGGAGTTAAAATATTTTGTTCCTTTTTTACTAGGCATAGTAAATTATAACTTATATATAAACAAGGCAAGTAGATAATTCACGAACTACTTGCCTCTGTATTTTACTTGTTACGATTTGTAATAATCTAATAGCAAACCGAATTTATAGTTTAAAATTGATTTACGAACGCTGCAATTAATCTCTAAAATGTTTCCTTAAAATATAAAACACCTGTGCTTTTCTTGTCCGCAAATCTTTTGCTGCTTCTTGATCTATTTTCTCAAGTAGCTCTGGGTCTAATTCAACGTGGACAATAACTTTTTGTTCTTTGGTCATTTAATCCTCATCTGTTAATTTTTCCAACATTTCCACATGTTGTTTTGTATGTACGGAAAATGTATAATCAGTACCTTTTAAATTACTTTCTAGTTCTTTAAATTTATTTAATCTTTCTTTTAAACGTTCTTTAGTATAACCAACACTTTCGAATATATCCAAAAACGCTGCTTTAAGATGTGGGTTTGTCATTTAGCCCTCCTTTTTATTGTCTATCATATTATAAGCTATTTTTAATAGTCTATTATCTGTTTTATCTAAAGCTTGTAATAATAGTGCTTTTTCTTTTAAATAAATTTTAGCAAACCTTGGATCATGTATAGCTATTGATGATGTATTACTAATCATGTCGCAAATTTTTATATTTTGCACTTCCTCACAGGTTTTTGCTAACCTCTCACGTGATAATCGTTTTCTTTCAGCTCTGTTTCCAGTTTCCAAATCAGATAAAGCAACTACATAATCTTTTACAACAAAACCAAATTCATTTTCTAACTCTTCTTCTGTTGTATCAGTATCTTCTAATGTATCATGTAGCCACGCAGCTGCTATTACTGATGGGTCGCTATGCACAGTTGATACCAAAGCTGCAACTTCTGCTAAATGTTTCCAATATGGCTCATTTGTGTATTTTCTACGTTGGTTTTTATGTTTATCCATTGCAAAACACATAGCCTTATAACATAAGGCATCTTTTATTGCTTCAATAATGTTCATTTTGTTTTTTCCTTTGTTTCTTTATTTTCTATAGATATGCCATATAGTTCACCATAGATTTTACCAAAATCAACTTGTGATAAGTTTTTTAACCTATAATTTTCCCATTTACTAAACCTACGGGCTTCTTTAGTTGAAAATTTGATTTCTGCTTCTTCAGGAATGTTCATATTTTTTTCTCTCCTGATAATATTTTTTTACTAATAACCTGAGATAATTTATTTATCATTATATCCCTCCAATAGTTTTTTATATCTGTTTAACACATTTTCAATATTTTCAATTTCGTTCAGAACATACTTTACATTATTACTATTTTCTAAACTTTCTAAATCATGTTGAAAACATGTCATACTATTTAAAATAAATCCATGATACGTATTAAACTCATATTGTAAGCTTGAAAGAATTTTAAGTAACTCTTCATTGGTATTTATTTTCATTTTCCTTTCTCTTTAATAAATGTAATAATAATCTGTTTTAATATAACTTCCGCTAAATACTATTCCATAATCTTAACCCTCCATTTGTTGTAATTACATATTATAATACTTTTAAAGTAATGTCTAGTTACTTTTTAAGTAATTATAAAGTATTTTTTAGTTGTGATAAATTTACTACAAGAAAAGATAGAACATTAAGGTAAAACTAGTATAAATAATTGGAATGAGTTATTAGATGCTTTAGGGGGTATAAGTATATAGTTTTTTAAGTGTCCACAAAACGAGCGTTTTCCTTGTACTTAGGGTATAAAAAAAGACGGGGAGTGAATCCGTCTTTTTCTAGTTTAAATATTGTAGATAGCAAGCTCTTATATACTTTATTTACTTTTAGTTGTCAATCTGTTTCCTCTTTGCATCTTCTATCCATTGACGGATTAAATCTATTTTATCATCTTCTAGCAATTCAAGTACAGATGTCCCTTGATCTTTCAGTTCCTCTTTCTCTTCAACATGCTTAAAGGTCTTGATTTCCTCCATAGCTTCCTCATGTGTTAGCTCAGTAAAACCGGATAAAGCGGCAGTTACAGCTTCTAGTCTGTTCTGTCCATCTTCCTGTTTTACTAATACAGTTGGTTGGTACATTTTTTTAGGTAATAGTTTGTTAAAGTATATCTGATGTGCCCAACCCTCTCCTATTTTTAGGTTATTCCATAAGAGTTTAAATGCCTCTGTGTATTTCTCGCTGGCTAGAGATTGGAATTTTGCCCGCTCTATTGTAGTTTTATTAAGAGTACCTTTACCTCTTCCGTTCGGATTACCTGACTGTCCTTTTTTAAAAGACATGTGATTTGCTTTTGTCATCAGTATATCCCTGTTTTTGCCTGTATTTTTTGCTATATTTACAGGCTATTTCCTCAATTCGTAAATTGCTATAACTGCCAGTATTAAAACCGCACATAAAATTATAATAATATTAACCATAAACCAAGTATCCATTATTTAACTCCATTCCTAAGCAGTACTGCAAGGACTTGATCTCTATCATCTCCAGTATCGCCAATACCTGCTGCAATTGTTATAAGATCAGGTTTGTTAGGAAGATCTGGCAGGAAATCGTTAGCAAGTAATTTATCTAGGCTAACACTATCACCTGCTTGTACAATAGCTGTCAATAAATCATTAATTTTTGTTTGTATAGCTGTTGGGAATGCCATAGTTATTTACCTTTTTTCTTTTTAGTTACTTTTTCTTTATCATCTAGAGATTTATTTAAAATATTCGCTACTTCCAAGTTGTTATAATAATTTGCCCAGAATAAAGCGTTATGTTTTTCTATATCCTCTATTTCCTTATTAGCACCAGAGATTAAAAGTATTTTTACCATCTCAATTTTATTATAACATACTGCCCATATAAGAGCCGTGTATCCGTATTCGTCTTGATGATTAAGATTTACTCCGGTATCTATTAATTCCTTAACTTTTGTGATATCTCCTAACTTTACGTAATCTATTAAATTCATATTTGTTATTAATTTTTTAATATTTTATAGTTTTTGTTACATAATAATATATTCAAGCTACATATTCTACATATTCCACTTGGTACTTAATATTTTGCTTAAGTTCTTCTATATCGCCAAAACTATTAAGTATAGGTAATAACTTTTTTAAGTAAATTTCTTGTACATCATGAAGAAATTCAATAAAGTTTTGATTCTCATGTTCTATATTTTTTTTAGCCAACATAAAATTAATATCGTCTGCTATTTGAGAATCATACGCATTAGTAACACCTAAAAAATAATGAGCCATATTTGCGTCTGGCTCATATTTTTCTTTTATTTCGCAATAAACAACAAATTTACTTTTTTTTAAAATTTTATTCTCAAAATTCAATTGTAATAAAAAACTTTTTCTCTTAAGGAATCCTGCTATCCGAAACACCACGTCTTTACTACTCAGTTTCAGATCTTCCCAACTAGTTAAATATTTCTCATATTTTTGTTGTGAATTAAATTGAATAGATGAACCATAAAAATATACTAAATGCATATTAGTTTTTTCCTTATTCATATTATTTTCCTCCTTATTTAATTTAAAACGGTAGCTCATCACCTAAAAACTCTTCACTACTTTGTTTGTGAACTGATCCGTTATAATTAATTGCAACCTTACCGCTTTTCTCGTCCATATACTCGCTATAGCTAGAGTGTGCTGGGGTGATAATAGTTTTTATTTCATTGCGGGGCATATCACCTTTATCATTGATGGTAATTTCAGCAACGCATGCAAGGCAATGCAGACTTGCAAAGCTTTTTATTGTTCTTTGTTTTTCTGCTTCCGGTGATTTGTCCGCTGGATGTAGGCAGTGGGCAGAATTAAGAATAGCTTTGATCATAGCTCTTCCTATTTCTCCGTATTTAGGGGAGTTATCACTATGGAGTCCGATATTGCTCCAAACCTTTCTATTCTCATATTCCCCACTTAAGATTACAAATTCACAAGCCAAGTATATACTAGTTCCTGATTTGCTAAGCGTTGCATAGCCGTCGGTAAATTCATCGGTTACATGATTACCTTTTTTTATCAACAAGCGAACTTTTGCTATGGTTTTATGAGGTATTAGTTCGTAATATATCTGGTCTTCTGCATCGTTATAATTTGTCCATTTACTCATTTTTGCCCTCCACTAAATTTAATAAAAAATTAATAAAATCTATTTCAAATAGAAGATATATTTTTTCCCTCAATGTTACGTTTCCGTAATCTTCTACACCCATATTCAAAATATTTTTTAGCTTTTCTTCTGATAAGTTTTTATATAAAATCTTAAGAATTTTTATTATATTATCTTTGGTGAGACTAATTTTTAAGATTAGTTTTTTTATTTCCGCATCAACTCCTACCTTTTTTGCTATACTTTCTAATTCTTGTAAATAAAGTTCTTCGTGTTTAGCTTCAAAATCACTCATTGTTTTTGTTCCATATGTCAGTTATCTTTTTATCTAAAAAATCAAATATTACTTCTTCTAGTTCATTAAATAGACAAAAAAGATTTAGGTTTCCATAACGCCCTGTTATAGCACTTCTACTTCTAACTACTACAAACATTTCTTCGTTTTCTTCATTAAACGATTTCTCAACATCTACTCCTATTTTATGAGGGATCGATGTCTTTTGTGTTAAAAAATAACATTCTTCGTCTTTATCATTTATGTCTCTATTACTTATAAATTTTGAATGTGCTATTATATATTCATATTCTTTTAGATTCATAGTTTTCCTCTATTTATTCCTCATTGTTTTTAAAATTTTTCCATATTGCATTTCAAAAAAACCGTCAAAAGTTACAAACTCCTCATCTGTTAAAGTATCTGGATTTAAATCCATATAATGATTGTATACTGAATAACCCTTTTGATCGTTTCCGTTTATAAAGCCTTTTTTTACTAGAGAATCAAACACACTTTTTGCATGAGTTTCATCTGCAAGTGTTCTTTCCAAAATATCTAATTTATCTTCTTTTAAAGCTAATTGTCTTTTACTGAAACTTGCTGCATTCTTTAAACATGTTGGATTATTCAATAAAATTTCAAATCTATTCAATTGTTCACTAGAACACCGGTTAAGAGTTGCCAATAGATTTTCTTTTAAATTATTATCAATATTATTATTCAGGTATAAATAAATAATCTGTTCTTCTAATGTCTTTTTCATTTTCCCTCTTGTAATGATTTCCTATGATTTTCCAGCCATTCTCTATCCTTTAAGATTTTTTCAGGAGTTAGAACGATTGTTTTTTGGGATTGTGTTTGTTTGTTATAATACAGCTCCAGTGTTATCCCTGTTTTTACTACAGCATCCTCAAGTATTGTTAGATTGCCTGCTTCTGTTAGTTGGGCAATAAAGAACGGCGCAGCTTCAACAATAATGCTTTTTGGTTTTTCAATCATTTTCACCAAGCGGTTTGTTAGAATGTTAAGCGTTACTCTATCAGGGATAGCAGCTTTAAAAGCAAGCAAGTTTGATTTCTGATAAGTCGTTTGTATTTCCTCCGTTGGCTCAGGTGTTATGATCTGCATTGCCAAGGTTACATCAGCGCCATAAACAGACTGGATACATTTGCGTATTTTTGCTTTCTCAATGTCGTTTAAAAGCATTTCTTTGGATTGAATACAGACTTTTTGAGGTGTTATTTCAACGAACTTGTAATCATCTTGTATTTCATTTGAACGCTGCTCTCCAAAAGCTCCGTAAAGAGCTTTGGAGAGTAGCATTTTCCTTAACTGTTTATCATCATCAACTAATTCAGTTTCTGCATATTCCATTTTTGGTATTTCCTCCTGTTCTGGTAATTCTTCTGGCTTATCCAATACCTTAACCATAAGTTCAGCAAGGCTTGATATTCCTGTGTTTTCACTGCTTCGTTGTTTTCTCTGTAATTCGATTGTTTTTTCATCAGGAGAAGCAACTTGCTCATGCTGCGCAAGCGAGCAAGGAGCAAAAGTTGCGTGCAGTTCATTTTCAACTTTTTCTTTTTTATATATTTTTTCTTTTTCAGAGATAAAACCATTAGCGTAGCTATGGTTTATCTCTTCTTCAGGGTTTTCTTCTTCTTTATATATCTGGAAATTTTTTTCCACCCGGGTGGAAATTTTTTTCGACTTGGATGGAAATTTTTTTCCACTTGAATCGCTATAAAATGCTAGCGGATTTTTTGCTTTTTCGTATCCGTTTTCAGTGAGTTTTATTACATAACCATAAGTTCTACTTTTCCCGTGAAAGTTTATATAACTATGATAAGTGAAATTTATAATATCACTTATTTGCTCAAGTAAGTTTATGTTTTGTCTACTTGAATTAACTTCGGTAATCTGGGAAAGAAAAGCATGATCAACAAATTCCTCTTTATGAGGATTTTTTAAAATCATCTGCAATAAATTTGTAAGCAGGTTTCTAGCCTTTAATGAAATCTTTTTACTAGGGTCATTAGCTCTTGTTATATACTGTAAATCCCTGAAAATATTATCAGATAATCTCTTTTGTTTATTAGTCTTTTTATCGACGTAATATAAACGGGTTTTCTTTATTTCCGAGAATTGTACGACAGCTGCTTTACTCACTTTTTTCTCTTAAAATTAAATTTAATAATGTTTCTAAATCCTCCCAGAAAACTCCGTGGATTAGTGCCTGATCTCCTATAGTCGTCATCCTCTTTAACCTTTCAGCTATTGTTCTAATTTCCTCTATTTGCATAATAATCCCCCGCCGGTATAATGTTCCAGATATTGGCAATATAAGCCTTCCCCTCTCTTCTTTTTACCTTACCTTTAAAAGCTACCGGATCACCTCTCTCCATGTTTTTTAGAGCAGTAAAGTTGGCGTCGTTTTCTTTCAGATCACAAAAAGCGTATTTAAAATTAAGTGTGTCTGCCAAGTTGTATACATCCTTAAAACTGGCAATCTTTGATACTGTATTATTTGATAAAATTTGAGTGTCAATTTGGCAAAACTTCCCGAAGAAAGTCATGTTGTCCTCTGACTGAGGCTCTAATACCTGAACGAATAGAAATTTCCCCCCTCCTCCAATTGGATAAGGGCTATCAACGCTTAAACCGCGATAATCTTTTCTAATTAAATGTTTGTCTTCTAAACGACTTAGATACTTTGTTAAAGTAGATTTAGGAATGTCATATTTTTCCGACCAATCTTCTACTTTAAGAAGAAAAAACCCGTCAGGATCAGGAGTTTCAAGACGCAGTGCTATCCACAATAGCCTTTCGCCAATCTCAACGTTGTAATTATTTAATTCGGTTAGTAAATTCTGATTTATTTTCATGCTCTTTTTATAAAAGTCTATTGACATCCATAAAAAGAACTGATACTCTATAACTATCAACGAGTTCTAGCTATAGAAACAAATATATCTGTTTCCTTAGTTTTTTGTTCCTGCTAAGGTTTCATTTACTCGCAAGGTTCTTTACCTTGGTAGGGGCTCCTGTTGGTAATTAAAAAGTCGTTTAAAACATAAAAAACGGTTCCAAGGTTTTATTTATATTCAGCTGCCCAGCATCACAATAAATAAAATTTTACAAAATATGCTCCTCAGTTTTTACTGGGGAGCTATTTTTTTTGTTCCTGCTAATAATCTCAAAAACATGCAAGGTTTTAAAATTATTAGTAGGAACACCACTTACACCTTTAGTTATATTAGTATAACCTTATCAAACCCATAGTATAGATTATGTATAATCCATACTACCTTTTAACCCCTTACACTCCATAGGTTTTTAAGAGTTTATTTTTTACTTTTTTTACTCCTATTTAATATTATGGAAAATAATCTAGTATCCAATAATTCTTAATCCCTTTTTATTCGCTAGGAATCCATGCAAGTAAATATACAGATAATCTACAAACCAATTTAATTTTTATAGATATCAAATATTTTCTATGTTTTAGCGTAGCATAAAATAAAACCACACGCAATAGCTATTTCTTAAAAATCATACTAAAAAATCATTATTATTAAGATTTTTAGTTACCTTATACGTTATTAACACAACTAAAAGTTAGATTTATAAAAATATTAATAACAAAAGGTTATCCCCTACCCTGTCTAATCCTTTATTTCGGGATGTATAGAAAGGTAATAATCTCTCAGAGGAATACTAGCGGCAGATAATATTTCATCCAGATTATACCCTTTGGCAAAAGCTGCCTGTTTTAAAGGAATAAAAATATTATCATCTCTAAGTTTTTTCATTAAAAAATCAGACATTTCTTGTACATCATATTTTGTACGTAATCTATACTCATCTAAATGTTTGCAAAGTTCATCTTTAATAAGATCAAATGTTTTACTAAATTCTATATCTTTTAAAATTTGTTCTGCATAAGGAGTTAGTGATAACATTTCTAGCACCCTACTCTGTTTTATCTTTATTTAACATCTTCCATATTTGCGGTATTCCAACAATTCCTAAAGAGCTAAAACATCCAGCTCCAAATATTTGAATATTTTTAAACCACTCAAAAATTTCTTTATTCCCTTGGGCAATAAAATAAAACATTCCCACTAATACAACACATATCAATATTGTTATACATATTATGGCAGTTATTTTTACATTTTTGCTATCTAGCTCTTTTCTAACGTTATCCAAATCTTTCTTGGCTTCATTAAACAGTTGTTCGTATTTTGCCATTTAAACCCCTTTTACTCTTGATTGGTCTAATGACTGAAAAAAATTAGATGCTTTTGTATCTGTAGCTGGATAACGTAACCCAAAAGAATCATTAGGGAATAAAATTTTTATTTGTATCCTATCATCATCTAGCAATTCCCTTTCTATATTAATTATAGAATCTAAGATAAAGCTTGAGGACTGAATTTTATCTCCTATGTCTATTTTTATTAACCTTTTATTTGTAAGTATATAAATAACAACTCCCTCTTTTCCATTGCTTAAGTTGGTATTGATGACTAAATGATTAGCAGGTACATCTCCATTAATAGTAATTGTTACAAAATTACATAGCTTATCGTGATCTTGGGTTTTAAGTAACTCTCCTCCTATTTCCCAAATATCTTTTAAGATTTGTTTTATATAGCTTTCCTTCATAATTACCTCCATTTATTTATCACAGCTTAAGGTACTAGACAAAGTAAGTCAATACTCCCCCATCTTTCTAAAATGTTGTTTTGTGTAGCCTGTAAGGGTTGACAAAAAGACTGGACCTAAAACTGTCACTGTAAAAAGTTTCAGAAGGTCTAAACCAAAAGCGTTAAATAAAAAATGTTCTTAACCATAGAACTTTAGTTTAACGCTTTTAGCAGCAAATGTCACCTATATAATTATCAAAACTT